ATTTCTTTCCACCTACTTCTGGCATAATACACTCCAATAAAAATAGAGAGAGGCTCTAGAAACCTCTCCCTGTTATTATAATTAAACTTCAAGTAATCCAATACAAGCAGCAGGACGTAATACGTTGTGTCCCATTGCATACTTGGCTACCATTAGTGTACCTTGTCTATTGATTTGGTACTCTGATTCCATACCTAAGTCAAGTAGCTTTACAGTAGCTACAGCTTCAGGTGTAAAGATAAAGCCTCTCATTTTAGAAGCAATAGCCACCATGTCTGCACCATCTACAGCAGCAGTTGGTAAGTCATAGTGTGTAGTTCTTCCTGAACCAGCAGTATTAGCTAGTGGAGCATTGTCAGAAGTCTTACCTTCGTTAGCATCACCTGTAGTAAAGTTTACATATAGGTTAGATACGTTAGCATGGTTAGACATAATGACAGGCATTCCAGCAATCATAGGAACAGTTGCTCCTGCAATATTACCGTTACCACCAAAGTCTTTATTCATATAAGTTAGCTTTGAACCGTCTGAAACGTCTAGTAATGCATAGTACTGGTTTGGAGCAAGAGCTACCACAGCATTGCTATGGTCAACGTTCTTGATGTCAAACTCTTTCTTTGCATCAAAGATAGCTTTAGCTAGTTTAGCAGGGTCTATAGAATCTGCTGTAGCTGTACCAATAGTTACGTTACCTGTAAAGTCTTCTTCAGTGAAGTCTTTGTATCCTTGAACAAGGGATGCTGCTCTTACTGCATTAGTTGATAACGCAGCTTTAACAAGCATTCTTGCAACGTTTCTATCAGCTTCATTAGCCAATGCAATACCAGCTTCTTTAGAGTAGATGCTTCTTACATCGTAATGATTCATAGCCTCATCAATGTTAGCAATGAACTGACTAGAGATGAGCAAGTCATCAATAGTTACAATTCTCTCACTAGCTCTGATGTTACCACCTGTAATCTCATTCCCAGGGGTTAGGTATTCAGCTGATGCTCTACCTGTCATAGGAAATGATGCAGATTTACCCTTACTAATTGTACGAGTTCTCACTTTGTCCATTAGGACTTTCTTTTCTTCAAATGCAGTTAGGACTTCCCCAGCATATAGCTTGAGGAACAGGTCTCTAACGTCACCTGTATTATTAGTTTGACCCTGAAAGCTTACGGTGTAAGCAGGGTTTGAAGCAGCTTGTGCCATTTTTTAATTACCTCTTAGTAGTTAAGTTGAGTTGAAATTACACTCAGCATTTCTACATCCTTTCTCCAAGATTGTCCCTCGCAAGGGGTCAGGGGTAATCGTTTGTCTTTAGCTTAGTGTGTAGGAATGATATCAGTTCCTTTTAAATACACCAAGTTAATCGTGTACTTAAAAGGAAGGGGGAATACTCCCCCAACCTGAACAACAATATTAGAACAGACTAGACCTTGCTAACTTATTAGCTACCTCTTGTCTGTAGGCTGGGTCATTTGCGTATCTAGGGTCTGACATAGCAGCAGTCATTTGTGCAGTACTTTCAAATTTCCCACCTGAAGTTCCAGAACTATTGTTACCTTGTATAAGGTTAGGTTCTGCTTCAGAACGATAACGTGCAAACATCCCTTGAACAGCAAGTTGAATCATGTTTCTATCTTGCGTATTCATTGTTGCATTAAAAGCATCTATCTCATGTTCAGGTAGATTTTGAGAAGCCCAGTTTACCATACTAGCATACTGTTGTTCTCCACCTGCTAGAGCATATACACTTTGTTTAGTGGATTCAGCAAGAGCATCTTGCCCTGCTATCCAAGAATCTACCAGAGGTTGAGAGAAACCTGCCTCTTGTAAAGCTTGATAAGCTTCCTCTGATAGTGTACCAGTGTCAGCATACTCTTGTTGAAATGCTGAGAAATCTAGACCTTTACTATCTAATAGGTCTGCAACTTCAGATGGACTTTCAGTAGGGGATACTTCTGTTTCCTCTGTAGTTTCTTTGGGTTGTCCTAGTTTTGATTCTAAAGATGCGTAAGCTTTAGCCATCTCTTCTGGACTCTTAAACTTTTCAGGTAGCCAATCAGGACGTTCATCTACCTCTCCTACTCTTTCTCTGTCAAGCATAGCTTGTTGATGTTCTTCAGATTCTGGAGCTTCTGGTTGAAAAGTATTTATTGATTCTGCCATATATTATTATCCTTATCCTTCTACAGCAGCTTTGGCTAAGTTAGGTGCAGCACCTTGTGCCATACCAGCTACTGTTTGTTGTTCTAACATTGCTTGTTGTTGTTGTTGCATCATCATCTGTTCTTGCATCTTCTGCTGCTCAGATTTAATTAGACCAGAGGTATCAATACCTAATGATGCTGCTAGTCTATCTATGTAATCTCCTACATTCATCTCACTAGCAATAATCTCTTGACCTAGTGGTTGTAGATATTGCAAGAATGTAGCTAATTTGTTTAAGTCTTGTCCACGTCCTAGTGCCTCAATACCTGTGACTACTGTAGGTCTGATACTTTCCTTAGGCATACGTGGCATCTTGCCTTGCTTCGTTAATGACTCAAGTAGTAAGTTTATTAATGGTAACTGAAACTCTTGAGAGAGTATAGAATATACACCACCTAAAGAAGTCTCTAGTTCTTGTGCCATAAAACGTATCTCTTCTGCTGTGACACGTTCTGCTTGTCTTTGTACACTAGTGTTTAACAAGAATGCTGCACTTAATCTATCGTTAATCATTCTCATAGTTTCTAATGCTACACGAAAGTCACTAGCTTTTTGTACTTGTAATGTTGAAACATCATTAACATCACCTGCTATGAAAGCACCATTAGGAGCTTTAGCTAAACTGCTAGACTTTGTTGTACCATTAGGACGTACAAGAAATAATACTTTAGAAGAAGCAGCTGAACCTTGTACAATAGACTGAGTTAATGCTTCTAAACTACGTAGGTCACCTAGATATTCTTCGATGAAACCTCTACCATAGTCTTCTCCATCAATACGAATAAATCGTAATGGGATATAAGGGTTCTGGTCTTTCTTAAACATACCTCTTGACTCAGGTACTTCTATACCTGCTACTTCTTGGTATACTTCCCACCCTCTATCAATGAGACACACCTTAGTATATAAGTCATAGTTCTTTACAGGTGAGTCTGACTCAGGTAATAATACCTTTACTGTTTCAGGTAAGTTTAAAACATTAAGACTTTCTTTAGTAATAACCTCAAGTAGGTTACCCATTGTGTCACGTTTAGTAACATAACGGTCTGGTCTGTACACCTTCATACCACCTTGTTTAGGCATATATACTAATGCATTACCTGTTACTATAAGTAGTTTAAGGGCTTCAAAAGCTGGTACTCTAATAGCTTTAGACTCTATCTCTGCCATAGCTGCACGTTCAATACGTGCTAATCCTTCTTCAACTTGTCCTCTGTTATCACCAGCTATTGCTTGTAAATCAAAGTCATCAATAGTTAAACGAAAGAAAGGACTGTTAGGTGGTAGTAGTGCAAGTAATAATTTAGATGCTAAGTTATTTACACCTCTTGCTCCAATACCTTGATAAGGTGTAGGATATATAGATGAACTACTATGTCCTTCCTCTGGTAAAAGAGTAGGTATAGTTAGTTTAGCAGCTTCACGTCCTCTCTCAAGGAACGTATCTCGTTCACTCTCAAGCTGACTATAACGTTTAGCCACACTTCCTGTTTCCATTTCCATATCTTAATCCTTAGGTATACCCCCTTCTATAAAGGGCATTAGTTGAACTTTGTTTTTCTTTTTATATTTGCTATCTGAGATAGCTTCAGTTGGTTCAGGTTCTTTATCATCAAAGGGCATAGTAGTATTCTGGTCTACCTCTTTAGAATCTCTACCTGTAAGCTTCTTCATTTCACCTGTATCTTTTGCAAGTACTAAAGCTCCCATGATATTATCCCTTTGGTATTTGTAGACCTGAACCTGTGCTACCTGTTTGAGTTGAGTCAGTCATATTTAAGTCTGCTCTTAAAGCTTTCTTGCCTGTCTTCTTTTTCTTTAATGTTGTACTCTCTAAATCTGTATCGTCTAACTCTATGTCTGGAGTTTTAGCCACAGCTGTGACAGGACGTGCAGGAGTAGGGAGTGGTGCAGGAGACCTGCCTCCAAGTAATCCACCCATATCTTATTCCTCTGTGTTAAAATCGTTGTTTTGTAATTCAACAAGCTTCTGTATTATAGATTGTTGACCCCTGAGAAAGCTTAGTTCTTCAGGGGACACTTGTTCTAACGGAAGTTTGTTAGGGTATAACACTTTTAGATGGTTAAGTAACCCATCTGTAATGTTAAAATCGTTGCCTAGTAATTTCATGTATGCAAACTTTCGCTAATGTTGTAACTTTAGATATCAACTATCTCACAACCATCAGCAGTACATGCTAATGTTTGGCTACTGTTGGTAGTATCTTTCTTCTCATATAACGATAAAGCAGTCCAATCAATCTTAGTAGGCATCTGTTTCTTGAGGTCATTATACTCCTCCTCTGTTATATCTTGGTAAGGTGCTTGAGCATATGTATGGTCACTATGAGGTAAGAAAGAAATACCTGAACATATCTCAAAGTTCTTATACACCCATGCTCCTACTTCCATCCACTCTTCATCTTTAACTGTGATAGTTACAGAAGGTTTATGTTCACACCAGTTTAAGGCATAATGTTTCCATAGTTCTAACTGTTCTATAGCAGTCATAGTATTACGAGTGACTGAACCAGTAGGTGATTTAGTAGGAAAGCTAAACACTGTAGTAGAGTCAGGCTTCATAACACATGGTTCAGCAGGTATACCACTATCTTTTAAGAACATTGTAAGTGGGTCTTTATTATCTCCACGTACAGTTCTAATGTAGTAGTCACTATGTCTAGCATGAATACCTGAAGCACTATCAACTAACTGTGACACAGTACCTGATGGTTTGACACAGGTGATAGCTGCTGATTGTGGTATCTTTAAGATAGCAGAGTAGTAGATGTTAGTATCTATAGCTAGTTCTTTCATCTCTTTTAACCATGTCTTACTATCTAGTGTCTTAGATAATACCATGTTATCCATGATACCAGTTAGTGATACACCTAGTAATCTTTCTTGCTCTGTGTTCTTCTTCCATATCTTACGTAAGTAAGGCATGTGAGTAAAGGTAGATTGTATTGTACCCAGTATGGTAGCTAG